GTCGATGCAGACGGTAGATTAACCGCTGCGGGTGAGCAGGACGTCGCAACCGTTCTTTCTGTCTCTGGTGACAGCGGAACATCCAGTGTCGATCTTCTTAACGATACTCTTGCATTTACTGGTGGTACTTCCGTATCGACTTCGGTAGCTTCTGACACCGTTCAGATCGACGTTGCTGATGCGACTACGACTACTAAAGGTATTGCATCTTTCAATACGAATGACTTTGACGTAGCAAGTGGTGCGGTCTCTCTCACTACCGTCAATACAGATGTCGGTACCTTTGGTTCTTCTGCCGATGTTCCTGTCATTACGGTTGATGGAGAGGGTCGTGTAACGGCTGTCACCACTGAAAACATCTCAACATCGTTTACTCTGAGCGCCGATGTTGGTACTGACGATACCTTTAATAACGGAGAGACACTCACGGTTACTGGTGGGACGGGTATCACAACAACCGTCAGTGATAACACAATCACGGTCGATGGCGATGACGCAACCACTACCAGTAAAGGTATTGCATCGTTTGACTCGAGTAACTTTACGGTATCAAGCGGTGCAGTAACAACCAATGATATTACTCTTGGTACTACTGTTCTTTCTAACGGATCAACATCTCTTACACTGGATGGACTTCAACAGCTTGATGTTGATAATGTTAGAATTGACGGAAATGAGATTACCACAACGGATACCGACGGTGATCTATCGTTGAATCCGAACGGCGCAGGCAACGTATCTCTTAACTCAACGCGAATCACCGATCTTGCTGATCCGGTTGATCCACAGGATGCCGCCACCAAGGCATACGTCGATGCTCGTGCCGCGGGTCTTGATCCTAAGGAATCCGTACGAGTTGCGTCAACGACTAATATCGACATTTCATCAGGTCTTGTTGATTCTGTAACCATTGACGGAGTTACCGTTTCGACCGGCGATCGCGTTCTCTTGAAGGATCAGACTGATGCTACCGAGAACGGTGTCTATGTCGTTGTAGCGTCCGGTGCAGCCAGTCGTGCGGCAGACTTTGACGAGCCCGAAGAGGTTACGTCCGGTGTATTCTTTTTTGTTGAAGAAGGCGCTTCGGGTGATAACCGTGGCTTCGTTCTTACATCAGACGGTGGGCAGCAGGCTGTTGGAACCGATCCTCTTACATTCGTTCAGTTCTCTGGTGCGGGTCAGATCACTGCCGGTGATGGACTCGACAAGACCGGCGATGTTCTATCAGTCAATACTGCAAACGGTATAGAGGTATCGAGTGACAACGTTCAGTTAGCGGCATCAGTCGCTGGCGACGGTCTTACGTACAACGCCGGTGTACTCGATGTTAACGGCACAGCTGATCGAATTTCAGTATCGGCCGACTCGATTGACATCGCATCCACTTATGTTGGCCAGACGTCGATCACAACTCTGGGTACTGTCACTACGGGTACCTGGAATGCCGATATCATCAGTCCAGAGTACGGTGGTACCGGTGTCGATAATGGCGCAAAGACCATCACACTGGGTGGCAACCTTACTACATCAGGTGCGAACGATACAACGCTGACCACGACTGGTGCGACAAACGTCACACTTCCGATAACTGGTACTCTGGCAACTCTTGATCAGACAGAGACGTTTACCAATAAGACGATCAATGCATCGGACATTGGAGTGTCGAATCCTGGTACCGCTGCATTTACCGATCTTACTGCTTCGGGTGACGTTACTTTTACAAGCACTGATAACTCATCGTCTACCTCGACCGGCGCACTTGTTGTCGGTGGTGGTGTCGGAATTGGTAAGCAGCTGTTCGTCGGTACCAACCTTATTGGATCCGGTGCCGATTCAAGTAATCTAGAAGGATTTAATATCGACGGTGGCTCGTACTAATAATTGCCATAGATAAACTATAGGAGTTAGTCAAAGTGGCAATTACCAATAGAATACTACTAAAAAAGTCTTCCGTTGTTGGCAAGATACCGAAGTCAGACGACCTTGAACACGGAGAATTAGCTCTTAACTTTGCCGATGGTCGTCTGTATTTTAAGAACTCTGATAATATTGTTGAGTTTTTCGAGAATGGGAAGGCCAACAATCTACTGCCTTTTACGGCCTCAAACGAAGCAGACTTTGGATCCGTAGCAGTAGCACTTAAAGAATTTAGTTTTGATCTTGGCAATCTGGGCGGCTCAAAATCTGTTGGTTACAAATTTGGCGGGGTCGATGAAGCATCGAGTCCGGATGGTATAGACGGAGGAACCTTCTAACTAATAAAAGTTATAAATAAACTTAGATTGAACACACGGCGATTTTTATCGCATTATCGTGTATCATTCTTTTTAGAATAAAGGTATAATGGCTACTACTACTAACAAAATACTATTAAAGAAGTCTTCGGTTGAAGGAAAGATACCGGGTGCTTTTGATATCGAGTACGGAGAGTTAGCTCTTAACTTCTCTGACGGCCGCCTTTATTTCAAAGACTCAGATAATAATATTCAGTTTTTTAAGAAATCTGAATCTGTAGTTGAATCAAATTTTAATGTCCTTTTTAACGATCTTGTCCTTGGAAAAGTCACTGATAGTGAAATCACGAATAGACTTGATCTTGAATCAGTAACCGATTCAGTAAATGACAGTTTTGATCTCGGCTCTATTGCAATAAGTGGTCCTATTTTTCCAAGTCTTTTTGTTCTTCCATCATCAACGGTCGCGAATCTGCCGGATGGATCCACTGGTCAAATGCTACTTGTTACAGACGAAATAAACGGAACGGTTCCAGCATTCTATGATGGTAACAGCTGGAAACGCGTATCAGATAATCAGACAGTTACAGCAACTTAAGGATAATATAAAATGGCGGTCGAACTCGTATTAAGAAACGGAACTGCAGCAGAAAACGATGGATTTACCGGGGCTCTTGCTGAGGTAACCGTCGATAACACGAATAAAACTCTTCGAGTTCATGATGGTTCAACGACTGGCGGTTTTTCAACCGTTTCGGCAAGTGGCACAGAGACTCTTTCAAATAAGACTCTTGAGGATCCAACATTCACTGGTCAAATTACCGGCGATCTTGTTCCATCTGCAGATGTTACATACGATCTTGGTAGCCCAACGAATCGATGGAACGACTTATTCCTGAGCGGTAATACCATCGATATCGGTGGCGCGACGATTTCAGTCGTCGGCGGATCGTTTGAGTTCAAGGATTCCGGCGGCAACGATGCAGAGGTATCTCTTGCTGCAAATACAACCGATGATCTTTCAGAAGGTTCGACGAATCTCTATTACACAGATGCACGAGTTGATGCACACTTAAGTGGCGGTTCTGGTATCGACTTTTCAAGCGGTACGATTAGTCACTCGGATACATCGTCAGTCAGCAGCGTATCCGCAACATCAAATACGTTTATTGATGCGATTACATTCGACACCTTTGGTCACGTTACCGCGGTATCTACTTCAACAGCTGCACCGCCGAACGATGCAACGATTACTGTCTCTGCAGGTACTGGACTGACTGGCGGTGGTAACTTTACGACCGATCAGTCAGGTAATGAAACGATCTCACTTGATATTGACACGAGTACAATCGCTACTAGGTCGTATGTTGACACAGAAGTAGCAAATCTTGTCGACTCGTCTCCGTCAACACTTGATACTCTCAATGAACTTGCAGCTGCACTTGGTGACGATCCGAACTTTGCTACAACCGTGGCAAATGATATTGGAGATAAAGCAGATAAGACTGTTGACATTAATGCTGGTTCAGGTCTTACTGGCGGCGGAGATCTTTCAGCAAGTCGCACGATCAGCCACGCGGATACATCGAGTCAGGGTTCGGTGAATAATTCTGGTTCAACATTTATTCAAGACATTACTTTAGACGGCTTTGGTCATATCACAAATATTAATTCGTCGACAGTATCTGGGTTTGTGCAAGAAAATACTGCAGTAACATTTACTACTGTTACTGCGAATGATTTCAACTCAACGTCGGATATTCGTAAGAAGAAGAACATCGAGACACTCGATTCGGCACTCGACAAAACGCTATCACTTCGTGGTGTATCGTTTACACATAACGATACCGGCACCAACTCAATTGGCGTGATTGCTCAGGAGATCGAAGAGGTCATTCCAGAGGTTGTGAGCACAGACTCGGACGGAATTAAATCAGTCTCGTACGGTAACATTGTCGGCCTTCTGATCGAGGCGATCAAGGAACAACAAAACGAGATTGATGAACTAAAGGCTAAAGTGTATAAATAATGGTATATTCTAAAAAGGAAAGCGGTTAACAACTATGGCCACATCACTTACAACACGAGAGACCGCCGGTGGTGGCGCAACGGTTAAGAATGCGCCGCTTACCAACGAGGAGGTCGATCTTAATTTCATTTCGATCACAACGAATAAACTCGAGGCAGAGAACAACCTCTCTGACCTTCAGAATGCGTCGGTCTCGCGGACCAATCTTGGTGTAGAGATCGGCGTTGATGTTCAGGCATTTGATGCGGATATCGCAAAACTCGACGCTACTATATCAAATTTCACTGGTGATCTTCAGGTATCAGGTTCATCAGTTGTTACTGAATCCGACGTCGGTAATGATATTTCTAATATCGTTACATTTGACGCAGTAAATCCAACGTTTACTGACACTGGTGCACTCGGTGTTCCTACTGGTAACCAGGCACAGAGACCGCCACCGGTGGCAGGTCAACTTAGATTTAACTCTGATGTATTAAAATTTGAGGGATATGACGGTACTGAGTGGGATCAAATTGGTGGCGGAGCAGATATTCAGAACGATACGACGTCAACAACCGATTTTTATCCAACTCTTGCTGATTCAACTTCGGGTGAGTTTGAGGTTGCATACGTTTCAGACACCAAATTATACTATCAGCCATCAACCGGCACACTGAATGCGACGACATTTAACTCACTGTCTGATGCGTCAGTAAAGACGAATATTAATGAGATCTCGAATGGTCTAGATATAATTAATGCAATTTCAGGTGTTGAGTTCGACTGGAAAGATAACGGTAATCATTCCGCCGGTGTGGTCGCTCAGGAACTTGAGAAAGTTCTTCCGCATCTGGTAGCAACATCAGATGATGGTATGAAATCGGTGAACTACGCGGGTCTGACCGCATATCTACTCTCAGCGATTCGAGAGTTGAGTTCAAAAATCAAATAAAGAAATATAGCCAATAGTATAGGAGAATACGAAGATGGCAAAATATGTAGCAGTCACATACGTCGACAAAAAGACCGGTATTCCTGGATTTAAGGAACCAATGAAGCGTGGTCCAGTTCATCCAGATGTCAAAGGTTTGAATATTGAGTGGTGGGACGCATCGCGTTGGCCTATTCAACATCCCGATGGTTATCCATTATTCTACGGAACGTGTGACGACGACGCGAATCTCGAGATCGACGGTGTTATGAGAGTATTCAAGGATAACGATCATGATGGCACCGCTGAGGAACAGTACAATAAGCTGTGGAATCAAGAACTTAAGGCACGTCTACCAAGTGTTGCGACGGCTCGCCAGATTCGTCTCGCGCTTCTCGATGCCGGTCTTCTTGATTCGATTCAGAACGCATTTACCGATCTTGCAGAACCGATGAAGACTCGAGCACAGATCGAGTGGGAGTACGCGACAGAGATCAACAAAAACTCACCGCTGATTCAGAAGTTGTATCCAAAACTTGGTCTGACCGAAGAACAGCTCGACGATCTCTTCGTTGCGGCCGCAGAGATTGGTCCAACGAATCCAGATGCAGACGACACTGAAGAAAACACAGGAGCATAGTAAGAGATGGCTATTAAAATTACGGGTACCACGGTCATCAACGACTCTCGTGAACTCGAGAACATTACCGATATCAGTCAAATCTCTAAGAAACCGCAGGTGATATCACCGACAAATAATGAGACCGATATTGATCGCTCGGGTATTACGATCGTCGGCGGCGGATATAACGCAGTCTTTGGAGGTTCGCGCGACTATCGAGAGTTTCAAGTCGATCTTGCGACGGGTAACTTCTCGTCTCCTGTTGTATCACAGCAGGTGAATGCGGATTCACTTACACTGACTACAGATCTGGCAGCCTTAACTGATCACAAAGTACGTATTCGTGACGTTGATCTGGATGGAACGGTGTCTGACTTTTCTGATGTCGTGGCCTTTACGACTGCACTGGATCCGTTTGATGCACTGGGTAATCCCGGCTGCGGTGGTTTCTATATGGGTACGATCTGCGCCGCATGCACCTGCTACAATCTCATCGTCGCACCGAACGCGTCCGGTTGTGCGAGTTGTGATTGGAAGACCTCGAGAACTTTAACGTTGGGGACCTGTGATCTTTGTGACGGATACGACAACACCTATCCTGCTATGGAGAACTCGACGCACCCTGCCGGTAACTGGACCGCCACAAGAACGATTGGTGGTTTCTCTGATTGGTATCTACCGTCGGTCGAGGAGCTCCGGGTGTTCTACGGTAACGGTGCTGGTGCTGGACCGGGTGATCCACTTCCGGCCGGTGAGGACTTCTCCTGCGGCTTCGCCGCTAATATCTACTGGTCGTCGACGGAGAGCGATTACGAGTTCGCGCAGATTTTCCGCTTCGGTACCTCCCCATCATACGGATCAAGCGCAAACTTTAAGGAACGTTCGGGCAGAGTTCGCGCGGTCCGCCGGGAGCCTATTTAACTTATTTACCTATTTAATTTACAAGGACATACTAATAAATTATGGGACAGTATACTGATCTACCGATATATCGTACGTCATATGAGTTACTTAAAGAAGTAAACTTTAGAATAAAAACTTTTCCTCATTGAGACTTCAAAGTGTTTACTCATTTTAGAACACAATTGCGAAACGATGAGTGCGACAACATGATTCTATAGACTGTCAGAGTAACCAAAAACAAAAGAGGGGGTTTACATACTCCCTCTTTTTTGTTATAATATATACTATCACAATCAACCATGAAGTGAAAAGGAAGAAAACACTATGAATATTGTACAGATCTACTCAACTCCGATCTGGGAGTCAGAACTACCAGACTTCTCCGACCATCGTGAATCGTTCATCACCGGTGCACGATCGTTTCGAGACGCGAATCCAGACGGCGTAAGCAAGTCGAACGTCGGTGGTTCATATCAGTCACCGATGAATCTGACAACCGAACCGTCACTGGCGCCACTCTTTGAGTTCGTCGGTCAGATGGGTCGAAAGGCTGCGTTCGACATGCAGTTCGTTGACTGTGACACCTATATCTCCGCAGCATGGGCGAACTTCAACGACACACGATCCGCGATCAACTACGATCACGTTCATCAGGACACCTTCTCGGGTGTGTTCTATCTCAAGGTGCCGGAAGGATCGGGCAAACTCGTTGTTACAAATCCGGGTTTGAATCCACTCTGGCAGGGTGCGATGCTCACCGACCAGAAGAATAAGTTTAATGCGGATAAACTACGAATCGATCCGGTCGAGGGTCAGGTCTATCTGTGGCCGTCGTATCTTCCACACGGTGTTGAACCGAACGATCACGACGACGAGCGTATCTCAATCTCGTTCAATGTGATCTGTATTCCGAAGGAACACGTCGAACACACTAAGTAATAAATGTGATGTCGATGATTCCTAAGATTCTTCATCATATCGGACCTGAGGATAAGGGTGTTTGGCATCCGTTCTGGGAGCGGTGTCAGGACTCATGGCTTCGGTCCTTTCCGCACTACGACTATATGTTCTGGAACGACTCCGAGGATATTGACCGATTAGTTCGCGATCACTATCCTCGGTACTGGAATCTGTATCGGTCGTTTCCCGTTCATATCATGCGAATCGACTTTGCACGACTCTGCATTCTTCATCGATACGGTGGTCTTTACTCGGATCTCGATTATTACTGTTACTCGAACTTT